AAGACGCTTTGTGTGAGACCGCTTTCTGGAACAGTGCCATCATCTGTGTAGGCATCGTTCAGCGAGGGTTTTTGGTTGGCCTTATCGTCTGCCCATTTCTGTTCTAGAGCTGTCAGCTTTGGTTGCATAGGTTAGTCCTCTGAGTGCTTATCAAGTTCGCTTTTCACAATACTTTCTGAAAGTCGAATACCCTCTAACCGCCCCATCAGATACCTATATCTCTCCATGTCGCTGACACTCCCACCCAGCACAAGCTGCTGCGTGTCGTGTTCTATCTTCCTCATTTCTTTTAGTACTTTTTCAGCAAAAGTGAGCATGGTCATTTCCATGTAAGCAGAAGGTAGTCGCCACCGTCTGAAAGGCGTCAAGCAGCGTTAGTAGATCTTTACATCGTTGTTTCCGTCTCGTTTTTTGATTATTCTCGGTTTTCTTACACCCCCGTCCTTTATCCCAAGTTCTCTATCGGTTTTTGCTATCTTGCTCTTTGTGCGTGACTTGTCCTTGCTGGATGACCGCATCATTGCTCCTATTGCGCCGTTGGTTTGGGCGTGGTTATGCGCTCGCGGGCAACTTCAAAGCGCCCCTGAGCGATCTTTTCCTGCGAGGCAATGCGCTCGTCGTTGGCCTGCGAACTTTCCTGTATGCGCATCTGTTCGTTCTTCAATCCCTCTTGCTTGAGCTGTATTTCAGCCTGATCCTTCGCCGCGCGCTGCTGAAGCTCCTGCTCCTTGAGCGCGATGACCGGGTCAGGTGCGCCTGCGCCTTCGCCAGAGAGCGTTGTCTGCATCGCCTTGACGTCCATCAGGTACTGAGCAATGTTGAGCGAGATCATCGCCTCACGCTGCATGTCGGAGACCATACGGTCAGGGTCGCTGCCGTACTGACGGAACAGCTCGGCCTCGGCGTCTTCTTCTGCCTTGAGCTTAACGTGCTCCATAACGTGTTTCTGCAACTCAACAGCGGCCAGCGGGTTGCCCTGCACCAAGGGCGAGAGCCCCATGATCAGGTGCGAGGCAATGTGCGAGTCGTGCTGCTGGCCGGCGAACGCCTTGAGCTGCTTGCCGTCAATCGCATCGATGTTCTCGCTTGCCGGGTCCTTGGGCATCTGGTTGGTCTGGGTCTTCAGAATGCCGTCGATGTCCCTCACGTTCATCGACTGGTAAACCCGGTAGTACGCCTCGTACATGTTGTGCATGTTTGGCGCGCTCTGCGCCAGCTGCAGCTGGGTCTGTGCCAAGGTGATGCGCTGCGCAGCGGAGAAGATATTGGGGTCGGCAACGGGCAGCACGGCAACCTTGTTGTCAAAGTCAGACTGCTTGATTAAACGAGACGCTCCCGGTACATCATAGGGGTACTCGGGGGGCAAGTACTGACCAAAACCTCGGAAAAGCATCTCAAACTCTTGCGTCTGTGCGTAGTACAGGCGCTTATGGATGGCGCTCATCACCATTGAGCCGCGCTCAAGCAGCGCAAGGGTGGTGCCCACTGCTGCTTGCTGGTTGGCGTCGCCTACCTGCATGTCTGCAATGCTGGCAAGACGTCTGCCGGCGTCCACGGTGAAGCTTAACAGCGCAAATAGGGTCTGGCTGGGCTCTTTGTAGGGCAGCGGCAGCAGTGAGGAGGCAAGTTCAGCCCCACCAGCGTCAATATCACGCCATTCACCCGGCTGGATGGGCTTGTCGTCGTCCGCAATGCGCGCGCCCTTGGCCTTGAAGCCCGCAGGCAGGTTAGAAAGCGTGCCAGAGTCCAATAACTGACGAAGTGCAGAGGTTGCGGTCTTGGAAAGGCCGCCAATCAGGTGCACAAAGCCCAAACCGTAGGCACCGAGGCCAGAAACCAGCATGTAATGCACAAAATACTCAATTCTAAGGTGCAGAGGGTCTTCTTCTGCCCAGTTTCGACGCACACTGATCACTCGCCCACTGGTTTCGTCGGTTGTGACCACATACGGCAGCTTAATGCCCGTCGGTTCGCCGTCCTCGTCCACGTCTTCGTAGCCGGGGATGTCCAAATCAACGTGAAACTCCAGCAAAGCGATCTCTTCTGGCTCGCCAGCAGACTGCATGCCGGTAATTCGGTCAATGGTGGCACCAATTTGATCCTGCGAAATGCCAGAACCGTCAGGGGACACCTCAATGTCAATATATTCACCCGCGTAAACACGCTTTTTGAACTCGTTTGAGTCCATTGCAATGCGGTGCGTGATGCGCCGGCACTCAGAAATCACGCTCGAGCCGTGGTAGGGGATGTAAAGGTCATCGGCAAGCACCAGACGACTGACCATACGACCCAATTGCGAGTCGTAGTACACCTTTTTGAAGGTAGAGCCGCCGTATCCGGTGTAAAACAGCAGCTGATCAAACTCCGGCGTGTACTCCTTCATCACAGCCGTGATCTGGTAATTCATAAAATCCTGTACACGTGCAGCCTGTTGGACTTTATCCAGAGTTTCCTTGCCTAGTGTCTGCGTTCGCACAGGACCACCCGCTGGCATCAGCTCCTTAAACGACTGCGCTTGGAACTGAATGATGGCCTCGGTCAGCATTGGATGCACAACGCCCGACGCGCCACGGAACGGCTGCGTGCGATCCTCCATCCGCAGCCCCAGCAGGTCCAAACCCTTGGCGTACATCTCCTCCCACTGCCCGCGAGAGCTCTTGTCCGCGTCGAACAGCGCCTGCAGGTTGATGGAGATATGCCCAAGATCCTGCGGATCGATGCTGTCCGCAAGGTTGTCGTAAAAACCCTGCTCCTCATCGCCCATGCCAATCTCAATCAAGGCACTGCCGTCATCCTCAATGATGATCTCAATGTCCTGACCGTCGTCTTCATCAAATTCAATGATGTCGGAGTTCGGGGCTAAGTTTACGACCTTGTCTATTGGCATTTTTTATCCTAAATATCTGCGGTTATCGTTGCGCATGCGTTCTACGTTGTTCTTGGTGACTGCGCCGCCTTTGGCAAAACCTTTTTTATCTGAAGGAATTTTATCTGGAAATAGCTCTCTAGCCTTACTCAGCATCTCGCTTTCAGTCGTGTAATCACCATCAATTCTATCCCAAATTTGGTCAATTTCTCTGGTGCTTAAACTTTTAAGCGATCTTGGGGTTGGCCCGGTCTGTCGGTCTCGTGTTACAAGCCCTGTGTTCTGCAGATCATTAACATAAGACCATTTCCCAGACATAATAAAGTCTTGGATAAACGGCAAAGCATCTGCATCCGGCATGCCGTTGCCGGGACCTTTAATCTGATTAATGCCAAGATATGGCCGAGCGTTAAACTTTTCCAAAATATCAGGTCTGTTTCGCTGAAGCCATGCGCTAGCGTCATACTGACCACGGTCGGCAACAATCTGGTTCCAGATTCCCGGCTCAATCTCATTAAGTATTTCACCTGAAATCCACGGAGGTTCGTTCTCCATTTCAATTGTTGCAAAAGGTTTTCCGCTTTCATCTCTCAGAGAATAGATGCGCGCACGATCATTGGTTATGGCATCCCACCCGCCGAGTCCGTAAGTATCAGAGCCGCCGCGCTCCCGAGTTCTGTACCCGCCAACCGAGTGCCCCATTGCACTGCCCTCATACTCCAGCGCGTCATTTAGCGCAGCGTTGGCCTCTGGCGTTTCTTGGCTTCTCGCAAGCTGAACCCACTTAAACTCTTGGACGTTTGGCTTGTTCTGGTACGGGACAGTATCGTATTGCCTGTAAGGAACCGTGGCGGCGTTGTTGGCTTTTACCGCATCCGCCTCTGCACGGTTAACTTTTCTCCATGCGTTTATCTCGTCAACCTTCTTGGAAACGTCCGCAACAGACATCCTGTTTAAATTACTAGGGTCAATGCGCAGGGACGCTGGCAAGTCAGAGTTTGGCGCTGTGGCATTTCCCAGCTCGTCGATTAAGTGGTCAAGCCCGAGGCCGCCAAATGGATAGCCGCTTTGTCGAGGACTGTAGACATTTGACTCTGGAGGTATTTTAGACAGCCACGGGTTTTTATTAATAAAATCAGTTTGCATCCTTGCAAGAGCTTCAGGAGTCACCCATTCGCTCTCACCTTCAGTTAATAAATCTCCTGCCTTATCTCTCCTGATAGACAAGTCCGCTGCGTCTTCCCACGCCTTACCCATAGTAGACAGTCCTGATCCAAACATAGGGTATCCAGATTCCCGTCTCGCCCAGTTAGCCGCAAGACCATCGTCTCCGAGTAATGCAATATCAGCATGCAACCCAGTCTGCGCTGCAATCAACGCACGTTCACGCTGCAGCTCTCTGATTTGCGCCTGTGACGCGGTCATCTCATTAATAGTAACCCCCCGATCAAGCCGCGCTCGCTCCATGTTCTGCATTGCTCTGGCGATCTGAGCGTCCTTTTGTGCTAGGCGATCTGCTTGAAGACCTTCAAACGCATCGGCCTGCAGTCGTATAGGATCTGACTCAGTAGCCATTTCATTACGAATGTACTTGCCCAGTTTCGAGTCAATCCAGTTGTCGATATATGCTCTGGATCGAAGACTATCAAGACTGCTTTGAACGTGCGATCTTAAGTCTGGACTAAGAGATGCCATTGCCTCTGGTGTATACCTTGCTTCCATCTCAGCGAGTTTAGCTGCTGGTGTATCTGAAAGCAGTCCTTGATTAGCATTGCGCAACATTGCTAAATCATCCTCAATCGATCCAGCAAGCCAGTTACCACCGCGCTCCTTAATAATGCCCATCGAGGAGGGTTGACCAATCGAACCAGCCCCAATATTGCCACCAGCAACACTGGCGAGCAGCTCTGCCGTTGTTGAGTCTGGCATCAACTCCCTTGCAGCAGCGGCGGCGGCTTCTGAGCCTGCGTAGGCGGCGCTTTCGCGACCGAGGTTGGGGAACATGCCTTGTAACTGTCTTGCCGCTGTTGGAGCGGATGCAGCAGCCTGCGCAGTGCGGCCAGCAGCAGCAAAAGGCAGAACAGACGCACCAATGCCACCAACGGTATATGGGTTGTAATCTTCAACGCCAATCGATTCCTTTACCGGCTGAGCAACAGACTTAAACTCTCCAGCGTCCATTCCCATGCGATTTCCAAGGTAGCGAACACCCATCTGGGCTAAGTCACCAAGACCAAGCGTCATGTCAATGGCCGTTCCTACAGCAGGCTTGGAGACGTTCTCGTAAAACGCCAGATTAGCTGCGCGAGCGACGTCAGACAAACGCTCCAGCATGGCGCGACTCTCAGTCTGTGGTTCGTCTGCCCTTTGTGCTGCTAGTTGAGCAGCCCTGCCCGTGCGGCCAGCAACTGCTGGGGCGCTGCCGCCTACACGAGCCTCTCCACCATTGGCAAAGCGCTGCAGGCCAGTCGCATCAACGCGCTGGCCTTCAGGCTTTTTTCCAATGAGGTTCTCTAGCATGCGGCGCGAGGAGGTTTTCTTGACGCTGCCGCCACGGGCGAATCCTTGCGCTCTGCCAGACAGCTGTGCCAGCGCCTGATCCTGCAGAGCTACCGCCTGATCGTATTCATTCACAACAGGGACGTCTTTGGCACCACCAAAGTATTCTGGATCGTGAACAAAAAATACTACGTCTGGCTCGCCGTTGTTGTATTTTGCAAATGTTTCTTTATTCCAACCGGCAGGTGCGTACTCATCGTTCCACGGCAAACGTGCTACCGGACGAAAGCCCACCGTCTCGTAAATTTTTGGCAAATACGTGTCAAATGCATCAAGCTTGCGACCACCTGCTGCTACTGCCGCCTGAAGCATTGAATATCCGCTTCCGCCTTGAGCGTTTTTACCAGCAAACACAGCAACTATGTCGCCGTCTGGCTTAACTGCAAATCCGCTACCGTCGTCAGTCCTAAACAGACGAGCCTGAGCCAGTTCCTCTGGTGATTTTATCTCAACTTGGGCACCAAATTTATGACCAGACATTGCAGCTGTCATTTCAGCGTTGTATTGAGCAGCTGATTGTTGAGCTTGAACTTCTCTAATGGCCGGAAGGTTGAGTCCGGCTGCTTGATACTGTCTTAAAGCATTAGCGTCAGGTGTAAAAGTTAAAAGCCCATCTCCCTCATCCCCTGATCCAATTCCTGCCTCGTAAGGCCCGGTTTCTCGGCCAATATTTCTTCCATCAACTCGTCCCGAAAGCTTTGACTCTGCGGCTGAGACGTTAAGCCGGTCTCTGCGGAAGTTGTTGAGGAACTGGGCGCGTCTCCCAGAAACGGAGCTCCCACCTTCAATATCCCGAGCATCGCCCGATCTAAGACTTCCGTCGGGGTTTGCGTTTTCAAATTGTCTTGCGGTTTCATCGAGCTTTCTCCTGTCTACGCCGGCTTGTTCAAACCAAGGCTTGTCTTTGGATTCTGATACAAAGAATTTTGGGGATTTTGGTACAATACCATTTTTTGGATTTTTTATGAACTCTTCAAACTCTTTTTGTCGCGTAGGAGTCATCCGCACAATGCTGCCGTCAGACAGTGGATATTCAACAATGGGACCGTTAATGGCCTGCCTATAAGTCATCCCAGATGAGAACGTATTTCTCTTGCCCTCTGTCACGGATTGACCAATAGCCTCTCCGCTCCTAACTGCTTGTAAAGTGCTATGCGATACTGGCTGACTACTACCAATAAGCCACGTTTCCCAGTGCATTCTAGAAATGCTGGCATCCTCTGGCCTGCCAACCATTGCGTAAGCTTTTTGAACAGAATCAGAGAGACCATCTTCCATCATCTCTGTTACCATAACTCCACGAGGCCCTCCTAAAATACTGCTCAACCCGCCTTTGTCAATGCCGTCATAAATATTTTTCCCGCCATACCTGCCATCGTCCCAAAGGTTACGAGACTGAATCCTGTCCATCACAAGCATGTCAGGCTTACCTGCCACCAGAGCAATAAATGATACAACCTTGTTATCAATTCCGGGGCTTTGAGTTAGCTTAAAAAACTCCCTCCGAAAGTCGCGCCCCGTGCGAAGCGGGTCTGACAAGATTTCGTGCAACTTATTTAGGGGAGAAGGACCGCCATCAGCGCTCTGTCCCAATTGATACAAAAGATTTCCAGCCGCATTTGAGTTCATCGTAGACGACTTTCCGGGGGAGCCCTCTGGAAGGGACCTTGACACCATCTGCTTCCACGCATCAATGTCCGCTTCTTTAAACTGCCCTTTCACCGCCTTATCAATAAACGGGCCGGCATTATTCAGCAAATCAAGAAATGCGCCTTCTTGTGGCGCTGGTCCAACGCCACGAGACAAAATTCCCCATACAAAAAGTCTGCCAGTCATAGATGGCGGAGCTATCTTAGAATTGTATAAATTCTTTATACTGGAAACGTAAGAGAAACCCTCATCAACGCTTTTTTTCATATCTGGACTTAATTTATCAAGCGTTGCTGCAAGCTTTGCCGGTTTCTGAGCATACCTAATTGCTGTTTCCGGAGGAGCTGGCAAGTAATCGCCACCAAAAGCCTGCTCTTCCGCTCTCAGCCAATTATCACGAGACGTAAGGGCACTTGGGTTTTGAGACTCAACCAAAT